TTATGTCTGCCCCAAATCTGCCCCAAATTTTTCAAATATCTTTCTGACCTTGTCATTGCTTTTTTCTTTTAATGATTCAAGCTGGTGAGCGTAGACTTTGAGTGTGATGTTTAAATTTTCATGTCCTAATAATTGGGAAATGGAAATCAACTCAACACCTTGGGTAATCAAGTATGAAGCATAGGTATGTCTTAATGAGTGTATGTGGACATTTCGCCCAACAATTTTCTTAATAGTCTTATTGGCTGCTGCATTCGAAACGGAAGCAAAAATTCTATTTTGATCGTTCTCAATCCAATACTTTTCTCTGTACTCAATCAGCAAATTGATAGTCTGATCATCAATAGGGACTTTTCTCATCGAGCTACTGTTCTTTGTTGGTGCAAAATCAAATGTAGTATTGTAGTTGTAAGTTTTATTGATGTCAATCAATCCATTTTCAAAATCTATATCATCCCAAGTCAATCCAACTGCTTCAGCAAAACGCATACCTGTGACAGCGATTAAGTATATGATTGCATACGAATGATATTTCATCTTTTCTCTTGTCTGTCGGATTAGGTCGGTATACTCTTCCATTTCTAAAAACTTGGTTTCTTTGGCGAATGATTCTACCGTCGAACGTATGATAGCAAAATCGCAGAAGTTCCGCTCAATAATGCCTTCGTGCACAGCCATCTTAACTGCTGCCTTGACTTGATAATGGAATTTTTCAACTGTTTCTTGGGTGTGTGTGCTGGCAAATTGATTGAGTACTTGTTGATACATGCTATTTGTAATTTCGGTTAACTTTGTATCTTTAAAGTACAACTTGACTTTGCTTTCTGTATGCTGATATTTCTTCCAAGTGACAGGCGTGACATTTGGCTTTTTATGTATCTCAGCCCAGTTGTGATAATAGTCCAAAAATGTTTGTTTGTCATCAACACGGACATTATTGTTAAGTAATCTCTCTGTTTTGCTTGCAGCAGATTGAGCTAATTTCTTAGTAGCAAATCCACCTTTTGATTTTTGCTTAAATGATCCATCGGGAGCCTTATATGAGATACGGTATTCCCAACCGTTATCCCTTTTTCTAAAATATGCCATTGATTTCCCTTTTCAAATCTGATAAAATGGGTATAGTAAAGAGACCTACTGCAAAGCAGGTTTCTGACTATACATGATTCGCCTTACGTTCGGACCGTCCAAAGTTGAGCGTAGGGCTTTTTTATTTTTACAAATTATTCAATCCCGCTTGAATGTTTGTAAGATAGCAACCAAGAACCATCTTCTTGTTGCACAAATTGTAGTGACACACTCTTGTATTCTGTTCCACCCATTGTATTGTAGTCAACGTATTTTGTTGTATAGTTTTCGGAAGATGATTCTGATGAAGTTTGTGGCTCACCAAATTTAGCGATGATTTCGTCCAAGTTTGCACCACCAACACCAGACAGGCTTTCACCAACTACAAGAGCATCAAAGTCAGCTTTTGTCCATTTGAAGTTTTCATCAACCGCTGCTTGAGAAGATGACATAGATGTTTCAACTTCGCTTACAGCAGTTTCGACAGCTTTGCTTGCGTCGTCAATAGCTTTACTGTACATTGATTGAGTGATTAGTACAATTGCCATCGAAACTACAGCTAGTGCTGTACCAACGATTGTTAGAGTTTTTGAATTTTTGCGGTTTACAAAAAGCCCAATAGCACCAAACAACAGAGCAAGTAGCCCAAAGAAGAATGAAATGTTATTGATGATTGGAACCCAAGAACCAAGCAATGCAATAACACCTAAAACAATGGCAATAATGCCTAACGCTTTTTTCTCACTTTTCTTTTCCATGAGAATCTCCTATCGCAGCTTTTAACGTGGATCAGCATTTGCACGTATTTTTAGCCAACTAAATTTAAATACTCTTCCTTAACCATAGCCTCATCAGCTATGGTTTTCAGTTTATACTTCTCCATAAAGACTAGATAGTTAAAATGTGAATAATCTTCACAATTTTCCATTTCTGCTTTGAGTAGATGATGAATCATATTTCTGTTTGCTTGCATCTCGTATTTCTCACGAAATATTTCGTAGAGATGTGGTAAATGCCCTTTGTGACCCAATTCATGCAAGGCCACTTTTACTCGTTCGTCTTCAGTGATATTGCTGCTGATGAACATAGTTTGTAGTCCAGGTATATAGAAAGCTTCATCCTCGTATTCATCATCTTCAAAGATATGTAGTCTAATCTGGAACTTTTGACAAAGCTCTCTAACTGTCATAGGAAATTACTCCTCTTGAGATAATAAGAAACCTTCAATGATTCGCTGAATAGCTCTCTTGTCCTTGTCGGTCAGTGGTTTACCATTGAAACGCATGGCAGTGCCAGCTAGTTCCTCAACATCCACTTCTTGTCCCTCAAAGTAGAACTTCTGGTCATCTGCAATTCGTGGGTTATTTGTTCTGCCGAGGAGATAGTCTAAAGAAACATTGAAATAATCAGCAATTTCTTGCATTCTCTCGGTACTAGCCTTTTGTTTTTTCAGCGAATAAAGTGTATTACGACTATAACCAAGTTTTTCTTCAAGGGCATTTAGAGATAAACCCTGTTTTTTTGCAAGTTCCTTAATCCGTTCAAATGTCAGAAACATTGATTTAACAACCTTTCTAAGCATACGAAAAAATATTTTAAATTATTTAGTTAAAATCGTTGACAAAGTTAATCAAATGATTTAAAATTAAATACGTAAGCTAAAGAGTTAGCGAATAAGACAACTAAAAAATAAAGCCTAATGAAACTGATTGGCGTCTGTTTTTCTAGGTAAAACCTTACTTTTTAGTAGGTCTTTTCTCTATGCTTTGATTTTAAATCATTTATTTAAAATTGTCAAGAAGTTCGCTAACTTTTTAGCAAAAATAATAAAAGGAGGAAATTCTATGGGATTCGGATCAATGACTGTAACCGTCAAAATTGCAAATATTGATCGTTTTATTGAACTGAGCAATGAGTTTAATAAAAAAGCCCGTGAGCTTGAACAACTGACTCACGAGCTAAAAACATTCGACTTTGAAGGCGAAGTTGTATCAACTGATAGCAACTAGCTCAAAGTTGTCATTATCTGAAAAAAGATAGATTGGATAGTTTTCTTTGGTTTCAAAGTTGTAGAAATCGTATCCGTAATTATCTTTTTTCAAGACAGAATACTTGGAAGATAGCACTTCAAGATTGATTTGGGTCAGCAATTTGACGATCTGGATTCGAGCTTGGTCGGCATCAGATATTCTCTGTAAAGCCCGTAAATGCTCATCGCTAGGGAAGATGTCAACCAATTCCTGCCTATTGTTAATATAGCTGTTTTCTCCGCGCAAGCGACCGTACTGCAAATGGTAATCTGTGAATGTCAGATTGCTATATTCCTGATAGGTCTCAAACGTAATTCGTTGACCTCGGTACAGATAGACAAGAGTATCATCTTGAAGTGTGTCTTTACAAGAAGTAATGCCAATCAAAAATTTATGGCATGCTTCCAATATGCGAACTTGATTTATATCCATGACTTGACCTCCTTTCTATAAAGATTTCAAGTCTATTATACCAAATTTAAGAAAGGAAAAATATGAGCAAAGAGTTAAAAGAAATCAAAGCTCTGATTAAAACTCGATTGATTGAACTTGACATGAAGCAATCTGAATTAGCTCAAAGTGTTAACGTGTCTAGTTCGGTCATTTCTGAGTTGTTACGCTACGGAAAAGGTAGTGATAATGTAAAGCAAAATGTTGCTACTGTCTTGGGAATTGAAAATCCTTGGGAGAAGTTTTGAGGAGGAACAAATGAAAATAGCTGAAAAAGTGGTCCGTATCGAATCGGACGCGTATGAGTATGTTGTAGATTTTGCTAATGAGCATGATTTGAAAATTGGCGAGGCAGTGAGCATCTTAATTCGCTACTGTGCTTCTAAAGATTTGATAGTCAAGCAGGCTCATGTAGAGGTTGTGGAAGTTCAGAATGTGGTGGAAGAAGATTAGGAGGAGGTGAGGGGATGAGACCAAAACGGTATCCATATAGCGGAAAATTAAAAGCCTCAACTATGGATATAGTCAAGGCTTGGGAAAAAGCTTATTCAGCATATCGTGTCAAAGGTCAAAAAAGGCAAGAAAAGGCTGAACAAGAATTAGAAAAAGCTACTCAGAGGCTTTATCAGCTATATCATTGAGTGTCTTTGCTGCTTTTTCAGTTGCAAGTTGATCAACTTGCATATCTTTAGCAGCTAACAACTTTTCAATGACATCAATGACTGTGGCAGTTGCTACATCAGCCGAATTTTTCTCGATTAGTTCGGCAATTAGTGCATAACTGGCCTGCTTTAGACTGTCAAAATCATTCATATTGTTATCTCCTTTCCTTGTTGATAGCTAAATTATAGCATGGATAGTGGAGGGGAACAAGATTGGAAAGGAAGAGAGAACATGGAAAGTAAATTGATTGCCAACTGGCAAAAGAAAAACTACCAGCTCAGTCAACTGATAGTTGATAGCCTCGAGGGGCTAGATGTGTGGGAGACTGTGTTGGCACTGGGAAAAATCAGAAAGGAAATGGCATGACAGTATCTAGGGAAATGAATGACTTGGAAATCAAAGTTCTCAATGCTATCAAAAATAATGCTAGTTACGACTTGCCAATCCAAGCGAGTGAACTACGGCTAATATTCAGTATTTCAAAGCGTAGCTTGGAAGAAGTGATTGAAAGCTTGCGGGTTAATTTTAATCATCCGATAGTAGCAAAGAAGACTAAGCCAAATGGATATTACCTGCCTAAGTCAGAGCAGGAGAGATTGGATGGGTTGGCACCATACAGGCGACAGATTGAAACAGAGAAGAAAAACCTAGCAGCAATCTTGTCGGTTAACTTAGAAACCTACTGGAATACAACACAAAAAGCCTGACGGCAATCAGGCTCAATGAAAAACTATATAAAGGTATTATATCACAATGAATACAGAAACAATAACAATAAACAAAAATGAACTAGAGGAGTTGATTGCTAAAGAGGTGGCTAAAAAAATTACCTCACAAGCAAATAATTCTGTTTTTAAAGACCTAGCTATTATTGATAAAAGAGTTGCAGAAATAAATAGAGAATACCCAGAGATTGTTCAGTATGTACAGGAACAGTCGAAAAGACCGCCTGCTTATCACATATCTCTTACAGAACTTGTACATGAGAGAAGCCGTTGGGGAGATGGTTTTATGTTCACTAAACCGTCGTTATATGCTGATCCAGAAACGCTCATCAGAAAACTTGTTTGCTTAATGTTTGGAGCAAAAAATGTTAGGGAGTTGGATGGTAGAGATGTCGAAATAGCTAGAAGTATGTATTATGAAATTTCAAATATATTTATTAATACATACAAGGGACACCTAGAAAACGTTATCGAGGATAGACGTGTTGGACAGTGAACAAAAAGCCTGACGGCAATCAGGCTCTTCAATAAACATACAAGAGGATTATACCATGAATGATCTAATGATTCAAATGTTGGACCAGTTTGAAGCTGGGCTAATGGATAGAGCGTTAAAGGTCATGCACGTTGTCATGGACGAAAAACGACGGTTTCCAATGGAACTCAATAAGTCACAATGTGCTGAAATGCTCTTAGGAACAAAGGATACAGGGAGTTTTGATGCACGATTTAATTGTCACAAAGATTTTCCGCGTATTCCGAATGCTCGCGAGAAGTACCCTCGTGATGCAGTAATTGAATGGTACCACAATAATTGGCAAAGGACAGCGATATGACAGAAGAATTGATGTTGACAACTGAGCAAGGTTTGGCATTTATTGCTATTTTGATTCCAATTCTAATCTGGCTGATCCGTAAGCCTGTTGAGATTGAAATAGAGGTCAAAGAGCCTGTCGCGGAAGAGAAACAACCAGAACGGAATTTGAGATATTTGCAGATTCATAGATACTACGGAGGATAGAATGAAATTTTGGGACATGATGAAAAAGTATTTGAGTGTGGATGAAGAGGATTACATCCCTCAAAGCCAACATGAGCTGGAACGTGAATTGGCCAACACTAGGCACACAGCCAAGGAATACAAGAAACTGGCCTTGCTGAAAAATCAAGAATGCGTTGGTCAAGCTAGGCTGATTGACCAACTAAACCGACGGATTGATTACTTAGAAAGTGTCAACAAGTGCCAGGCTGAACTATTGGCAGAACGTGAGGTCTAGTATGGTCTGGATTGTTGCAAAGAAAACCAAGACTAAGCGTGGTTATAGATTTTACCAAAAACGGTCATTTGATACCTGGCAGAAGGCTAGAATTTATCAGCAGGACTTGTTTAATAAAGGTATAAATGCTGAGATGTGGGAGGAGAATGGAGGTATAGAGATTGGCAAATGCAAATAAGCGGTACTATTGGATTCAACTCGCACAGGATTTCTTCAAATCCAAGGAAATGAAGTTGCTTCGAAAAATAGCAGGAGGGGACACTCACACGATTATCTATCTTAAGATGATGCTGTTGAGCCTGGAAGACAACGGGATTCTATTTTTTGACGGGGTCGCTGATAACTTGGCTGAAGAAATTGCGCTGGTAATTGACGAAGATGTGGAAAATGTAAAAATTACCCTTGTTTTTTTACAGTCAAAAAAACTGTTATCAAAAATATCGGATAGGGAGTATTTTTTGGAGCAAGTCCCAGAGATGGTAGGTAGCGAAACCGCAAGTGCCCGTAGGGTTCGCAAGCATCGTGAGAACCAAAAGGTGTTACAAAGTAACAGTGATGAAACAAACGGTAACGGAGAGAAAGAGAAAGAACAAGAGAAAGATATAGATATAAACTTATCTAGTAGTAGTTGTATAAATAATAGCGATTATTCAATCAAGCAATTATTCAAAGATTTCGAAGCTGGCTTTGGAAGATTATTAAGTCCATTTGAAATTGAGGACATACAAAAATTTGCTACTGAAGAAGGCTTTAGCCCTGAGTTAATAAGGGAAGCCCTTAAAGAAGGGGTATTTCGCAATAAACCTGTATGGAATTATATCAAAGCGATTTTACGAAATTGGAAGAATGATAAGTTACTGACAGTAGAACTCGTTCGAGCTAGGCAACAAGAACAGGAACTGCCTAAGAATGTTGATGTTTCGCCTGAATTTTTGGAGGCTATGAACTTATGGAAGGATTAGACAAGGTAAAATGTTACTCGCTAAAACATGGTTCCAAAAAAGACAAGCCATTCGTCAGAGATGTAAAGGTTAGCTGTACTGGGATTGATATTTTCTATGGCAATGAGCGACAGGCTATGCGGTTTGCTAGTCGTGCGGCTGCAATCCATGTTTCTAGGGCTTTGAAAGATTATGGAAATTTTTATTTGATTGAGGAGGACTAATGGACGGATTTTTGAAGTTAGACAAGATGATGGATTGGCAAGTAGCGAATTATCCGCTTCGTATGTCTGAAAAGGCTCGCTTGATGGCTTTGCCTGGTGATGATTTTGTAGCCGAGCTGGATCGTATGGCCGAGGAATATCATCGTACCAGATATGGAGGTAGTTGATGGTAGTGCCAGAAAAAGAGTACGCTCTCTACAAAGGCGATAACTTATTAGCGATTGGTACAGCGAAGGAGTTGGCAGATAAGTTTGGTGTGAAGGTATCAACGATACACTTTTACAAGTCGCCAGCCTATATAAAGAGAACGAGCGATGCGAGGGGGAGGAGATTAGTTGAAATTTGAACTTTTTAATGACCATTTTGAAAACGCGAAGCGGTATAACATTCCTAGGGCTCAATTGATTATTGCAGATATTCCGTACAATCTCGGCAATAATGCCTATGCCAGTGACCCGAGGTGGTATAAGGACGGCGATAATGCCAATGGCGAAAGTAAGTTGGCAGGAAAGTCATTCTTTGATACGGATAATGATTTTAAGATTAATAATTTCTTTGACTTTTGCAGCCGTCTCTTGAAAAAAGAACCTAAAGAAAAGGGGAAGGCGCCAGCAATGATTGTATTCCATGCCTGGCAACAGCGAGATATGGTTATCGAGTGTGGGAAAAAGCACGGTTTCAACAATGCCTATCCACTCTATTTCACGAAGAAATCAAGCCCTCAAGTATTGAAAGCCAATATGAAGATTGTTGGTGCAGTTGAGGAGGCAACGGTTTTATATCGTGACAAGTTACCAAAATTCAATAATGGTGGGGCGATGATACTAAACCATGCCCCGTGGGAAAAAGATAACTCCTACCCGACTATCCACCCTACCCAAAAACCAGTACCAGTTTTGAAAAGGCTAATTGAAATTTTTACAGACGAGGGAGATGTTGTTATCGACCCCGTTGCAGGTAGTGGCTCAACACTAAGGGCAGCAATCGAGATGAACCGCTCAGCCTATGGCTTTGAAATCAAGAAGGATTTTTACAAGAAGGCGAAGGAGCAGATGTTGTCTAGCTACCAGCCCAGTTTATTTTGAGAGGGTGGAACAGATGACGATATATGATTTTTTGGAGGAAACAGATGAATAAACAGGAAGCGATTAAACGCATTGAACAAATGGGAGAATATGAACGATTTGTAGATGAACCAATATCAAAGGGATCAGTATTAAATATCATCTCTCAAATCCACGAACCGCAGAAGGTTGTGGTGCCGAAGTTTATTGGTGACTTGATTGAGGAGTTGAAGATTGACGAATACACGATAGGCGAAATCGGCGCATGTGTCTATGATGACGAAGAACAGAAATGGATTGACGATAACGAAGAGCAGTTTTACCGAGCCTTCTTGGACGGCTACGAGATTGAGCAGGAGAAGTTATATACGGTTGAATTTCCAACAGGCCAACGGTTGTACAAAAATCATCCAAATGGCAGCGACAAAGTAGCAATTGTAATCAAGTTTGCTCACCACGCTGAAAAAGATGGACATTTTACAAAAAGGGAGTTAGAAGAAACCGGCTTTGGTTGGGTGTTTGATTGTGACGGTGTGAAGGTCGTAGAGGTGGAGTGATGAAATATAAGCATTTGAAATCAGGCAAAATTTACAAGGTGTTGTTTACTGTAATAATCGAAAGTGATTTAGTTCCAGGTGTTGTTTACCAATCTCTTTCGACAGGCGACATCTTCGTCAGACCAGCATCGGAATTTTACGACGGCAGATTTGTTTTGGAGGTGGAGTGATGAGCTTTGAGGATAGATTAGCTGAGTTTCGCAGACAGCTTATTTCTGAGGCCATATATAGCCGTCTTCCAGGAAAAAATGAGGAGACACTGGCCATGATTAGCCTGTACCGTTTCGGGTCATCTAACGCTAGACTAGAAGCCAAAAGATGGCTACAAAAGGTAATGGAAGGGGTGGTGAAATGATGAAACAATTATTAAGGTCTGTCGGATTTATGCTGATATTTTATTCGTTTGTCCCTAACATCATCCACGAGATGACGCTTGCTCAGAAGATAATGTTTGGATTAGGCGCTAGTTGGCTATTTTACGAAGGAGGTAGGAAATGATACCGAAAATTGAGACCTGCGAAGAATGTGGGTGCAAGTACAAAGAGGGCACATCGGACTATAGCAGTATCTTTCAAACGGGGTATTGCGGCGATTGTTTGATTGAACGTGTAGAAAGAGGAGAAGAATGGTAGTACCGAAGTTTAGGGCGTGGGATACTTTTGATGAAGATATGGTTAATGATATTTTCTTCTCATGGCAAGATTGTGGATATGAAAGTCTGAATGAATGTCTATCTGATGAACGTTGGAAATTCATGCAATCCACAGGTAAGATGGATTCGACTGGGCAAGTCGAGGTGTATGCTGGGGATATTTTATATTACCCAGACCAAGATGAGGACAACTATGGCATTATAAAATTTGACGAAGACACACTAGCTTTGGTTCTCGACAACGGATATGAAAGGTTCGTTTATGGTGATTACGGTATGGGCAAAGTCATCGGCAACATCTATCAAAATAAAGATTTAGTAGATTATATATTAGGAGGCAGAAAATGATACCGAGATATAGGGCATTTTACGAAGGTAAGATGTATGAAGTTAAAGCTGTGATTTGGACCAGTCGCGGATTGTACGTGACGTTGGACGAAGGCAACAAGGCTGGCAGGCGTGTACGTGGTGCGAAACTCATGCAATCCACAGGGGTGTTTGATAAGAACGGTCAGGAGATATTTGAGGGAGATGTAGTTAATATTTTTGGTGAAAAGTTGTCGAAAATCTATTATTCAGAAGGAGCTTTTTGTGTAGAGGTCCTGAACGGAGGAACACCTTTACACGTCTATTTATCCGAACACCTTGAAATCATCGGCAATATCTATGAAGATCCTGAGTTGGTGGAGGGGTTAGATGAAAACTAGATTTGATTTGGTATGCAACAGTTGTAACCAAATCGCACAAGGTTTCAAAGATGTTCGGATTCTTGTCGATTTTTTGGAAGATGAAGTGATAATAACTTGTCCGTATTGTGAGATATCCGAAGTTTTCGATGCAGAGGAGGTACTAAATGACTAACGAAAAACTAGGTGTGCTACTGGTAGATGTGCCAGATATAATGTTTTTTAAATACAACTACATTATAGACACAGAAGAAGCTGGCACGAGTACATTTATTATAAATGGAACAGATTTTTTAGAAAAATTAGAGAGGTTAGCCTACAAATGCACCGCTGAAGAAGCTAAAAAATATCCACAATTTCGGTGGGTAGCGTTGGAGGGTTTGGAATGACCATTAAAGAACTAATCAATGAATTGCAGATGTACGACGAGGACAAAGAGGTTGTTTTAACGATAGCCAACGTGCATCCAGTTTTGCATGAATTAATAGATTTGGAAACTGGGTTGGTTCGTCTTTCGTCGGATTGTCAAATCGGCTTTGAATTCAATCTTTTATCAGACAATCGTCTGGAAATTGAGGGTGTATGGTAACGAAATATTTTAAGGGAGATTTGTATGATTAACAATGTTGTATTGGTCGGTAGATTGACGAGGGACGTAGAGCTACGTTATACACCGTCTAATCAAGCCGTTGCGACTTTTACTTTGGCGGTTAACCGCAATTTTAAAAATCAATCGACAGGAGAGCGTGAAGCTGACTTTATCAATTGCGTGATGTGGCGTCAGCAGGCTGAAAATCTGGCTAATTGGACCAAAAAAGGTCACTTGATTGGTATTACTGGTCGAATCCAGACACGTAGCTACGATAATCAGCAAGGGCACCGTGTCTACGTTACTGAGGTAGTTGCTGAAAGTTTCCAGGTATTGGAAAAGCGTGATAATGCAGCTAATCAAGCAAGTATGGAAGACCAGATGCCACCAGGAATCAGTGGTCAGCCGACGGATATTACTGACGATGGATTGCCGTTTTAGGAGGAAATGATGAACAAACGGATCAAAAAGAAAAAGCAAAAGGCAGCATATAAAATTCCAAAACATATCATTCGCTTGGCAAGAAGATGGACGGAATTGGATAGCGAGATAGTTTTCATGGCTGAGTTTCAAGATATTGAAAATAGTTATTATCCGAAAAAGCTTGTGGGAAATTGCACTCGTAAACATAAAAGAATAAATAATTTTTTGATTAATTTTGAATCTGATTATATATTTCGCTGTCATTTTTTTATTTGTCGAAATGCTTACGGAGAGCCACAAGGAGACGGAGAATATTGCGATCAGTTTGGTGGTTATTCTGAGGATGATTTCCACGGTGTTTATTACTATCCAATAGGCGAAAATCTATATTTTGCCTACAATTACGAATGCTAGGAGGAGAAATGACTACTGAACTAATGAATGAACTAAAAGAACTGCTCGGCTTATTTCCAAGGTCATTTATAAATGCGAACCTGGAAGTGATACTGATTCCAAAGACAAACACGTATTTTACTTTGGAAGGAGTACAGTCACGAAGAGACATCATCGCAAAATTATTGATGTGGTGCAGTAGGACAATTGCAAAAGGGCAACCGTTTCGTAGTCAGAAAAGGAATAACTTATTTAGAGAAGTTATCAAAAAAACTTTAAATAACTACTTAGGAACACTTTTTTCAGATGAAGATATAGCTTTGGTTTATCAAAGGCTGGGCAATGGAATCAATCCAGAATTGACCTATAGATTTATTGATAGTGGGTTTGATATGGAGGTGTTGGATGACAGCTGATATTGTTCAATTTATTCCAAAACATGATATATGTCACGAATGCTACAAGAGAAGAGCGACAAAGCTATGTGATTTTATAATTGGTCAAACAGGAATAACATTCTATCGAAGTTACAGTTTATTTAAAAATCAGCAACCAAGGTTTCTTACTTGCGACAAGCCACTCTGTGACAGATGTTCCAACAGATTTCACGGTATGGATTTATGTAAGAACCATAATAAAAAAATTACAGGAGGAAAATAATGAGTAGACCTAACCGCTATCCCTACACTCAGGATCCATGGGTAATTGAAAAGACTAGGACTTTTTCAATTGTCAATGGAAAGTATGGTACACACACGAAAGTCACGATGTATCGAAACCTATTTACAGGCAAAATCAAACATGATTGGATTGAATGGAGGACAGGATTTAATGACTAAACTTATTGGATTCGGGCGTTGCCTCGGAAAAACTACAATGGCTATTTTGGAAAGTCATGCGACAGGACATTATATTGTCTGTGCTAACCGTAGGATGGCTGATGATACTTTTAGGTTTGCAAAACAGCTTGGCTATACTATTCCTTTTCCGCTATCTGTCTCAGATACACGATTTAGATTTCCAGATGGTCGCAAATATTCGGATGAACCAGTGATTGTTGACAACGTTGAAATGGTTTTACAATCCTTGTTAGGCTGTCCAGTCGAAACAATCACATTCAATAGTCCACATGTGATCACTGAAAAGGATCGATACGATGAAGAAATTGCCGAGCTTAAAAAGGAGTTGGCAGCATGCTATCGGGAGAAAGAAGAAGACCAAGCTATCATCGAGACCTTAAAGGACAAATGCGTGGACCTCATGCTCGAAAATGCTGACTATGTCTGGGATGAAATGGCTAGAGAAACAGCTAAGAAAAGAGCTAATAAGAGAAAGTGGAGGGCGAAATGATTACAATAACTCTTGATGAAGAGCTGTTGACAGCACTTGTTTTTGCAGCAGCTCAAAGCTCATGCGGTTTTAATCAAAACATTTTGCAGGAGAACCAGTTGTGGCACTTACATTGCTGTGACTATAACGAACCAGTATATGAAGTGACAAAGCAAATCAACCTTGATGATATTCAAGACGAAAGCTACAGAGCCTATTTTCAAGAAGTAAAGGCGAAAGGCGATAGATATTATTCGGAGGAAGAAGAGAATGAAAAACAAAATTAAATTAGTATTAACAATTATTGGAGTGATTGGTATGTTAGCTGGGTGTTCTGACCAAGCTGATGTTGTTCGACACAACTTATCAGAAGAGGCAGACAATTTCAACGTGGTACGAAAGGTAACGGTCTTGAATGCAATCACAAATGATGTGATGTTCGAGATGAGCGGTCGGATGTCAATTGTAGCGGATACCACAGATAATCAATTGGAAATTTTGGTTGAGACAGCTGATGAAGAATATCAGAAGCATATCATTGGATTGTCTGATAATGTATCCTATGTGGTACAGGATGTGAAGACAAAGGATGTGTCGAATTACGACTACACTATCAACTTTAATCCGAAGATGTGGTTGCCACTGGAAGTTAAGGCTGTGGATTAGGAGAAGAAAATCGATGAACGGATATGAGTTTATGGCACAGCATCCATTTCTGACCGCATTTATTGTGTGGGTAGCCTGTGCCTATTTCGCAGAGTGCATCAAGTATCTATCGGGTTACAATGAGCAGAACGGTGAACAAAAGAATCAAGAAAAAGAAAGCTAAGCAGGCACGACAACGAGAACTGGAACAGTTGGAACAGGAATTGGGCAAACTAAGTCCTGAACTGCTAGAAGCAATTGCTGAGGCATTAAGAAGATGGGAGGAACGACTTGACAAAGAAGACAGCAATCAAGACTAGACGTGATTTTCTAGAGTTTGAACTTGAAGCCAAGTATCTTAAAATTGATAAACTTATCGGACAGCGTCGTCACGAATTAGAAAGGCTCTATGCAGTTAAGAATTTAACAATACCAGACATAGACGATTCAGGAGCAAGTAGAAGTGGTACTTCATGCAATACATCCGAAAACCTAGCCATTACATACGCTAGTGATCCAGTGATTCTAAAGTTGGAAGAGTTTCAAACAGCAATTTCAAAACTACTTGACGTACTCGAACCAGATGATAAGAAAATCTTTCATTTGCGTTGGGGTGAGCATACTAGGTATGATTGGATTCAAATTTTGTATATCATGCAAAATGGAGATACTGGCTATCTTTATAAGCATCGTAAGCAAATTTATAGACGACGCGAAGTTATATTGGACACATTAGCCAAAATACTTTTGATGTAATCTTGTCACAAAAACGTATAGAAGTGACAAAAACAATGTGTTATATTTGTATCATGAGTAAAACTAATAGGTAAACATAAAGTCACACAAATCCGTGTGGCTTTTAATTTTAGGAAGGAGGTGAGTCAGTGGCAACTAAGCAACCAATTCGTGATCTTAAAGACATTCAACGAATGAAGGATTATTTAATACATGACAGCGCGAAGAATCCTGTACTTAGACTGCGAAACTATACTTTATTTGTCACAGGAATCAACTCTGGACTGCGAATGGGAGATATTCGAGATCTTAAAGTTAAGGATGTCACAGGCTGGCGGATTAAACATTTTGATGAAAAAACTGGGAAATTTACCGACAGAAAAATGAACTCCAGCTTAAAAAAAGCGATAAGAAACTATCTTGGTATAACGAAGCTAAAAAACGAGGATTATCTATTTCCGGGAAGCTTTAAGCAAAACAGAAAGATGAGCGAGTCTCAAGCGTGGAGGATAGTTACCTCTGCAGCTAACTTCCTCGGAATACCAGAGATTGGCACACATTCTATGCGGAAAACTTTCGGCTTCCAAATCTTCACAACGCAAGGAAACAAAACAGTAGGAGACATAATGAAACTACTTAATCATCAAAAAGAATCGACAACATTGGCATATATTGGAGTGACTCGCGACTCTGAAGATAAAACTGTAGACAAGCTCAATCTCTAAAATTTATCAAACAGATAGAAAAGTTTTTGCGATGACCTTGCATTTTTATTTTTTAGCCCTGAAAACCATTGATACCAAGCGTTTCCTAAAAATAAAAAAATGAAATAGAATTAGTAAAACCTTGCATAATTCGATACAAAAAAACCGAGAACTAGGAGTTTACAAGATGAATGCGATAGCAGAAAAGAAAATCACAGACTATCTGATTCAAAATAAGAAGTCGCTTGATGAAATCAATCAGCACATTTATGATGTTATAGCAATCAATCGACTAACCAATTCAGAAGTTGCAGCATTATTTACTGGCCTTATGCGTCAAGTATTATCGTCTGAACATAATACAAAACTATTGAGCAATCTTGGAATACAGATTGGGCAACTCAATCCTGAACTTACAACAAAGATTCAGCAGATTCTTACAGAGGAATGGCTTGCTAGTCAGGGATTGATCAAATGAATCTGATGACTCCTGAAATACTTGACAGGTTAGTCGAGCTAATCAGAACTGACAAAGTCAAAGAGTTCTATTGGACCAAGGAATGGCGAATTATTCGAAAGGTGCGTAGGCAGAGGGACAACAACGAATGCCAACGTTGTATGCGAGCAGGTCGGTATACACCAGCAGATATGGTGCATCACAAGAAGGAAGTGCGACAGCATCCAGAGTTAGCATTAGAACTAGACAACACAGAATGTTTGTGCAATCCATGCCACAACCGAGAGCACCCAGAAAAACTCAGCGGCTATCATCGTCGCAAATTCGACAATGTGGAGCAGTGGTAAGCCCCCGGGTCAAACCAAATGGCTTTTCCGAAGGGGAAACGTGCAACGGGAAGGGGTACCTCGGAAAAGATATCTAGCGAAATTTTATCAAGAACAAAAAACTCACATGAAAGGAGAAATATGGCTGGTTTTTTAGAATACCCAGAATTTGACTGGGAACGCCCTTTGGTTGCTCAGAAAAAATATGTTAAGTCTCGTGATGATTTACGAATCAAGCTGATTCGCATTTTGCAGGAGCGTAAAAAATATGAGGAGCCATTTAAAGATTTAGTTGAGCAGTATATTTCCCTGTGGGAGACATCTCAACTTTTAAGACAGGATATAAAGTTGAATGGCATACGTATTGATGGTAAGAAAAATGATTCCGTCTCTCTCCAAGTCAACGTCAATAAGCAGATGATGGTCATGCTTGAAAAATTAGGAATCGAAGCTAAGGAATTGAAGTCTGAGGATGGCGAAGACATTTAATTTTACCAGCGGAACTTCCCACATTGACGACTGGTTGAGAGATATTGTTACAGAGAAATATCCTGTCTGTAAGGAAATTAAGCAGATGGCGGATTTGGTAATTGCTGCCATTTCTGATCCGGAAATTTATGTTGATGTAAAAAAGGCTGATAGTGTTGTTGATTTTATCAACAAATATCGCCCATATAAGCTACAGCCTCCGCAACGATTTATTCATGCGGCAGTTAATGCTATCCGTTGGAAGAGCGATGACAGTTTGGTATTTCCCGAGCTGTTTTTATTATGTGCTCGTGGATTTGGTAAGAACAGTATTGCTTCAGATGAGGCTTTTTTTAAGACCAGCAATCGAAACGGCATCCGTGAATACAACGTGGATATTGTTGCCAATAGCGAGGCTCAGGCTAAGACATCATTTGATGATGTTTATAACACGATTAAAGATCATGCTGTTCTGCAGAAGGCTTACAAGTTTTCCCAGACCTTAATTACTTTTATCAAATCTAGGTCTAAGATTAAGTACCATACCTCAAATGCACGGACCAAGGATGGTCTTCGTCCTGGTTTGGTTATCTTTGATGAGTTACATGAGTATTTGAATTATGACAATATCAATGTCTACATCAACGCTCTTGGTAAGGTTGCGGATGCTTCTGTGATGTATCTGACGACGGATGGTAAGGTTCGTGGTGCGGTACTGGATGATTACAAGCAGACTGCTAGGGATATTCTTTCAACTTGTGACTATCGTGCTGGTATGTTGCCAATTTTGGCTAAGATTGATGCATTTGAGGAGTGGGAAGATGAGCTTGCTTGGATAAAGGCCAATCCGATGTTGCCATATTTGCCAACTTTGCTGAAAGAGTACAGGAAAGCCTACAAGCGTGCTTTACGTAGCAAGGAGTTATTCCTAGACTTTATTACTAAGCGATGTAATTTCCCTTTGGAAGACACGACGCATGCTGTTGCTGAGTGGGATGATATTGTGGCAGCAAGCAGACCGTTACCAGATGATTTGGAGGGAATGGAGTGTGTGGGTGCAATTGACTATGCGGATGTTCGGGACTTTATCGGTGTAGGTCTCTTGTTTAGACGAGGGAAGATGCGGTATTGGTTACATCATACTTTTATTGTCGCAGAGGCTTTGAAAATCCAAGATTTTAATATGGATTTTACAATTCCACAACATGAGGGATTGGTTACGATAGTTCCTGGTAAGGTTATGGATCCTAAGTATGTGGCTGATTGGTTTGTGAAGATGGCCGAGAAATACAAGATTGTCAATATAGCGATGGATGATTTCCGAAAGGCACCGGTCAAGGAGGCTTTTGAGAATGCTGGCTTGCCGATAGAAGTGGTTCGTAGTGGTTCGGTTACTCATTCTAGGCTTGCCCCTACGGTTGATATGATGTTTGCGAATCATGAGATTGCATTTGGAGAAGACCGTATGATGCGGTGGTATACCAACAATGTTTACGTAGACGTTGACGGAAAAGGGAATAAGACTTATAAAAAAATTGATCCAGAAAGGAGGAAGACAGATGGTTTTATGGCTTTGATTCATGCGATGTCAATTGAGGAGCAGTTGGAGAAGAAGACTGTAAAAATAAATCGCAGGTTACGTAGTTTTACACGATAGGAGTATACGGTATGTCTAAGCGAATTAAGAAAAAATATCGTCCATTTGTTTTGATTGGGAAGATGCTTGATTATCTCAATGGGAAAGTGGAGCGGTTGTTTGAACTTCAATTTCGTACTGATGAGCGTTTTGAAGAGTTGGAGAAGCGTTGTTGCAAGAATGCTGAAAGCACTAACGCTGAGTTTTCGGCTCATTTGAAACGGATTGAGAAGTTAGAAAAAGAAGTCGAACGTTTGAAGCGTCCCTGGTACAAGCGTAAGTAAGTCACTGTTTAGAAAAGGAGGTGGTCCAGTTGGGGTGGTTAAATAATTTCTTTGGTTTTTTCGCCCGCGATGGTACTGTGAAGAAGGTTAGTCGTAAGGAGTTGGAAGCAGCGGTTCGTCGGTCTGGTCAGCGGGTTCAGTTTATGGAATTTGCTCTGCAGATGTGTATTGACAAGATAGCCAATGCTTTGTCTTTGGCCAACTATGAGACTTACAACAAAGGTAAGATTCAGAAGGGGGATATTTGGTATCGGTTTAATTATGAGCCAAACCAAAATCAGACCCAGAATGAATTTCTTGCTGCCTTGATTGGTCAGATGGTCAAGAACTCAGATGGTGCTTTGGTTTTGATGCACAATGGTGAGTTCATTCTTGCGGAGAGCTTTGAAATTGACAAGAAAGCCTTTCGTCAAAATGTTTACAAGAACATCACGGTTGCTGGTGGACTGCAGTTGAATGCGGTCTATCAGGAAGAAGATGTTTTGCACTTTACCATGAATGATTCGAAGGTAAAAGGTTACTTGGATGACCTGTACTCGGAATATGGGAAGTTGATTGGTGGAGCGATTCGCAATTACAACAGGGGAAACGCTTTGAAACTTGGTCTGAATATTGGTACCTTATTTGACCAAAAATACGGAAAGGCTGTTGTTGAGGTAGATGATGAAGGTAACGAGACAACGGAATATGATCTTATCATGGATGAGATGTATGAGAAGCGGTTTGCTGCTGTACTTTCTGATGAAGACTCAATCACTCCTTTAGAAGAAGGGCTTGGAATATCTAGCCTCGTTCAGACAAGTGCCAATACTAAGAGTGGGGCGGTAACTACTCGTGATATTTCCGATGTCATTATGGATGTTGTCCACTATGCTGCTGACGCTTTCTCGATTCCTCGTGGAATCATGAAAGGTGATGTGGCAGATGCAGAGGCGATTCGTGATAACTTTGTCAATTTCGGTGTACGTCCGTGGGCTGATGCGATTGAGACGGAAATTAATCGCAAGCTATACGGTAAGAAACATCTGGCTGTTGGCTCAAAATTTAAGATACAGACGAACACAATCCTAGTTTACAGCGCAGAGAAATTTGCGTCGGCTGGGGAAGCATTATTCCGAATCGGTGCTCTCAGTACAAACGAATTGAGGGATAAACTGGGAGAAGAGCCGATTGATGAGCCGTGGGCTAATCAATACTTTGTATCGTTAAACTATGCTAGGGCTGATGGCTCTGGTGATAATCAAAAGAAAGGAGAAGTGAAAGCTAGTGACAAAACACATTCCGTTTAAGTTTGAGGCTTCTGTCTCAGATGATGATAAGGCTACGCTTTATTTGCATGGTACAGTTGGCGGCTACTGGGAAGGGATTAACTTCAAGGATGTCCGAAATGCTTTAGCAAGTTTCCAAGGAAATGAAATTGAAGTACATATCAATTCTTACGGTGGTGATATGTTTGAGGGAATTGCAATCAAGAATTTCTTTAGTCAGCGCGATGAGACTGTGACGGTGATTATTGATGGTTTGGCTGCAAGTGCCGCATCTATCATTGCTATGGGTGCTGACAAGATTTTGATGCCAAAAGATACGCAGTTGATGATTCACAATCCATGGACATTTGCCTATGGCAATGCCAAGGAATTGCGTAAGGTGGCTGACGATTTGGACAAGGCCCAGGTATCTGTTGAAGAGACCTACCTTAAGCGTTTTAAGGGCGACAGAGAGGAGTTGAAAGCTCTTCTTGATGAGGAGACTTTCCTCACGGCTGATGAAGCAGTTACCTTGGGGCTTGCTGATGGTATTTATGGCGAAGATGAGCCAGAAGAAGTGTCTAATGACGCTAAAACCAATGTCCTAGATAGCCTTATGGCTAAGTATGGGACTGATGAACATGAGGATAAGGGAAAGCGAAATATTGAACGCTTTGCCTTTTTATTTACACAAAATAAAGGAGAATAACAACTATGCCATTAATCAATAATGATTTGAAAACAAACTTTGCTGAAGCTCGTGAACAATTGTTTGCTGCTTTGCGAACAGATAACGAACAGGAGCAGAAACAAGCCTTTGAAAACTTTGTTACAGGTTTGGAAGCTAATGTATCTGAACAAGTTAAGGCTGCTGCTGCGGAGTTTCAAGAAGGGGTACAAGATGAGTCTATCCTTGCCGAACGTGGACTTCGTCGGAAATTGACATCCGCTGAACGTAAATTTTTCAGTGAAGCAGCTCAAAAACAAAAAATCACTGGTTTAGATCAGATGTTCCCGGAAACTATCATTGAAGATGTGTATCGTAATTTGGTACAAGAACACCCTCTGTTGTCTTTGATTGATATGCAGGTTGGTGATGTGAAAACTGCATTTATTTACGGTGACTCGACTAAGAAACGTGCTTTCTGGGGGACTATTCCTGCGGATATCCAACAAATTCTTTTGGATTCGTTCAAACGATTGGATATTTCTCAATCACAACTTTCTGGCTATATTGCAGTTCCGAAGGGGTACTACAAACTTGGCCCATCTTGGTTGGCTAGTTATGTCATCACATTCTTGCAAGAAGTAATGGCAGCATCTCTTGAAGAGGCTGTTGTAAATGGTGACGGTAAAGAAAAACCTTTAGGCATGATGCGAAAACTCTCAGGAGATTCTGGTGGTGTCTATCCGGAAAAACAGGCCATCGAATTAGCTGATTTGACACCGTCAACTCTTGCTGGTATTCGTGCTGCACTTGCCAAAGCTAAGACAGACAATGGGCAAGTGGCTGTGCTTGTTAATCCGATGACCTACTGGTCGAAGGTATTTCCAAAACTTGCTTTCAGAACCGATGCAGGGGTATGGGTAACAACCCAACTGCCGACTGGAGAGACAATTATTCCATTGCATGCTGTTACAGAAAACAAGCTCGTTTTTGGTGTTCCGTATAACTACTTACTAGTTGTTGCAGGTAGCGTTGAAATCCAAGAATACCGTGAGACTCTAGCACTTCAAAATCTTGATTTGCACATTGCTCAATTCTTTGGTAAAGGGATTGCCAAGAACGAAAATGCTTTCTTTGTAGCAGATATTTCTAGTGTTGCAGGTGCGACAATCCCAGATTTGGAAGGTCCAGCTGCTATTGTAAAAGAAGACACTATCAATCCTAAGGTGTCTATTTAGTGAAGGGGGAATAAAACATGGAATTGATTAAAGTTGAAGTAACGGAAGAATTTTTCGATAAGGTCGCTCAGCTTGACCGTGCTGTTGGGGATGTCTTCGAGGTGGATGCCGAACGCCTCGAAGTCCTCTTAGGTAAAAATAGTGAAAAGCGTGCATTTGTCAAGGTATTGGATGAAAGTGAAGATGAAATAGACTATAGCAAGTTGAAGACGGATGAAATCAAGGAGTTACTGACAGAAAAAGGTATTGAATTTGACAAGACAGCTAAGAAGTCTGATTTGATTGCTTTATTGACTGTTGCAGAGTAGCTGGAGGTGTCTAGGTGAGCGAAGATTTGAGTAGTGAGCTTCTTGGACCAATTAAGTTGCACTTGCGTGTGACGTGGGAAAGTCAAGATAGCGAGATTAAGGAATACATCGAAGAAGGGATAGCCTATATCGATGGTATCTGTGGCGAGTCAGACTACTCTGTATCTGGCTTGCCTAGGATACTGCTGAAAGCCTACTGTCGTAGGGCTTGGTCTGGGAATACTTCAATGTTCGAGGAAGATTACAGAAGACAGTTATTGCGTCTCCAACATGAAAATGGTGTGAGGCGATTGAGGAGGAAGGGTAATGAGTAAACAAGGTGATTATCAACCACTCAATGATGGACTGCTTGAATATGGAGATTTGACCACCAAGCGTGACAAGAATACGGCTAAGAAAATCGGTGAAGAGTTGACGACTCGGGGGAGATTGTACTTTGGTTACAAGTCTATTGTAGCCAAGTATGATAGCTACCTGGTGTCAAATCTATCTGCAGTAGATATCAAGGTCCAATGTTACTATGTGCAGGACTTCCAGAAATCGCATAAAGTTCGGATAAAGGATGAACTTTTCGCGGTTGAGTCGGTGGATGTTGATAATCGGCAGGAGTATATGTATCTATTTCTGAGAAAGGTAGGGTACTGGGATGGCGGAAATTATATCCAAACCTCTGGATCTAAGTAGGATTGTCGAGGTGATTCGTGGGACAGGTTTTCCTTGCTTTGGGTTAGATATGGGAAGGGACGAGGTTGCAGACAACCCGTCCTTCTTTCTGTACTCTGACGACGGTGGGTTGAGTCCTGGTACCCATGCCAATCAATATAAGCGGGCTTTCACAGTTATGTTTGTTACTCGTGAGAGGGCTAGCTTTGATGATGTTGGTCTGATTGAGCGGTTGAAAGACTGTCGGTTGATTTTCGATAGCTCTGAAATTGACAAGGGTAACTTGGTTAATACAGATGAGCAGGTGACGGCTACGACGCTTAATTTTCACCAATTGATTCGAATAGAGAGGTAGTTTTATGGCAAATAAAGCTACTCTTGATTTTTCTGGCTCTACCAAACTGGCTGAGGCTATGGCAAAGATTCCGAGTAAGTCGGAGGAAGTTGTCAATCGTGTCTTGCTTGTTCGGGGAACCAAGGAAGTGATGCAAGCTATCATTGGTTTTATGCCAGTCAGTAAACGAGAGAAGAGGCACGCTAAGTACTCCAACCCACTTAAAGAGCGGATGTTTAATCTGGGCTTTGATATTGTAGCTAAGGGTGGTGCTGCTAAGAATAAGGGGTCATTTGGGTACCTGGTCTTTCCTAATGAGGGAAGAGGAACTCATAATCCGATTGCACAAGCGTTCTTTGAGCGTGGTTTGGCATCTCGGGAAGAAATTATCTTGGACTATGTTATTGACGAACTGGTCCGAGTACAGCAAGAATTATTAACGACGTAAGGAGAAAGAAATGTCAAAAGTATTTGATGTATTGCAAGATTTTGAACAATTTGAAATTACCAACGGTCAGTTTCGTCCATTGGTCAGTGGTCAGTTAACTACGGCTGAAAGACTAGGTTGTACAGGGTCTATCTCGGTAGAGGCGGAAAGCAAGATGATCATTAAGAAGTGTGAGGGGAATGTTACCAAGGAAGTCCCAGTTATTCAAAAATTGAACGCTACTGTCTCAATGCACATGCCTGTAGCTATTTTACGGAAGGTGTTTGGCTTGACCAACGATAAGTTGAAGACAGGTGTCTATGGTCTTACGAGCAAGCCGAAGGTTTCTTCTGGGGCTTTGACATGGGACATGTACGATTTGGGGAGAGAGAACCATAAACTGATTGCTTTTCCTAATATTTCTTGGACCAGTCCGTTCAAAATCAATGTTACTAATGGCGAAGAAGAGATTGCGGAAATTGAAACAACTTTCTCTGCGTTTGCAGATGAGAATGGCTTCTTCTACTATGAAGCAATTGAAGGCGATGATGTTGCTACGGATGTGGTAAGCGGTTGGAACAAGACCTTCACACCAACATTAGTCAAGAAAGCAGAGCTTTAGGAGGGATAAGTAATGTCTGAAAAAATTACTGAATTGAAATTGTTGAATGGGGAGTCTGTTAAGATTCAGACTCCTATCAGTTTGTATGATTGGAAGAAAGCCAAGAAGGACGGCCTCCTAACGCAAAATGCGTTTGCTTCCGCAATGAAAAATGGTGGAGGAAATCCAAATATCAATGACAAAGATTTGGAGAATGCTCCTTTTGTTGCCTATCGTGCAGCTGGTGGATCTATGTCAAAGTATGAATTTGAGAAAGCTGTGGTCTTCGATTTACAAATTGCTGGACGTATTTATCAGCAAATTGTGCAGGGGAATGGTCAGCCAAAAAAGGAGAAATCCAACTAGCATTTGAAAAGAAGACGAAAAAAGGGAAGAGTAATGGTCGTGTTCCTCGCATCAACTGGGAAAAGGTTGAGGTGGATGAGGTTATCGGCTATTACTCTTTTGTCTTTGGGATTGATATGCAGTTGGTGCTAGGTATGTCTATCCAGGAAGCTGAGGAAATGGCAAGTCTGAAAGTGGCTATCGAGGCTTGGAAGCATAGTGAGTAGAAAGGAGGTCAAATGGCAAAGCAAAGCGAAGTAAAGGTAACCTATAAGGTCTTAAATTCAGAATTTAACAAGGGAATATCAGAAATGAATTCCAAGATAACGTCGTTGAATAAAGAATTTAGATTGCAACAGGAGCAAATGCGTCTGACTGGTAGTGAGACTGATAAGTTAGAGTCAAAGCTGAATAAATTGACCTCTGAATACTCAATTGCCCAAGAGAAGACTAGGTTAGTTGAGCAAGGACTAAAAGAAGTCACGAAGGCTACTGGTGAAAACTCTAAGGAAACTCAGACGTGGACCAATAAGCTACTGGATGCTAAACGTAATGAAGAATACCTAAAGAATGCCATTGAACAGACTAAGCAGGCTTTGGATAAAGAACGTGAGGCTGTCAATCAGTCTGCTCGTGCTTCGCAGGAACGCAAAGAAAAACTATCTGCGCTGAAAACTGAACAAGATAGATTGGCGGACTCTGCTGATAAAATCAAAGCCAAGTATGATTTGGAGCGGTCAGCTCTTGGGAACAATGCCAAAGAGTCTGATTTGCTTAAAATCAAGAAAAAAGAACTTGCTGAACAGATGAAAAATACTGGCCAGCAGGTTGAAAATTTGGAGAGGCAGTTAGAGATTGCTAAAGCTGAGTACGGTGAGAATAGTCGTGAAGTGGACAAGCTAGAAAAAGAACTGCTTGAATCAAAGAAGGCTTTTCAAGATTATGCCAACGAGGCTAAGAAAGCTGATGACTCTCTTGGTCGATTTGCTGATAAGGCAAAGAGTTTAGGTAGTAAATTAGCCTCTGTTGGTCAAGGATTGACAATGGGGCTGACTGTTCCGCTTGTAGCTGGTGCGGGTGTTGCCGTCAAGGTGGCAAGTGATTTTGAATCAGCCTTTGCAGGTGTCATGAAGACCAATGATGAGGTTGTCGACGCGAATGGCAAGGTCATTATTAGCTACGATGACTTACGGGATGGCATTCGCAACATGGCCAAGGAAATTCCTGCGAGTACTACGGAAATCTCCGCAGTTGCAGAAGCTGCGGGGCAGTTAGGAATTAAGACGGAGAATGTCTTAGACTTTACCCGTGTCATGATTGATATGGGGCAATCTACTAACTTGTCAGCCGAAGAGGCAGCAAACTCTATGGCTCGCTTGGCAAATATTACGCAGATGCCTCAGGATAAATTTGATGAATTAGGTTCAACGATTGTTTCTCTTGGTAACAACTTTGCGACTACTGAATCAGAGATTTTGGAGATGGGATTGCGTCTGGCTGGTACAGGTAATCTTGTAGGTCTGACTGAAGCTCAAATCATGGGTCTAGCTGCCGCTATGTCATCTGTTGGTATCAATGCTGAGGCTGGTGGTTCTGCAATGAGTCGTATCATGCAAAAAGTCAATACAGCCGTTCTTGAAGGCGGAGAAGCTTTGACTAGTTTTGCGGACGTAGCAGGACAGAGTGCAGAAGAATTTGCCGTCATGTGGCAAGAAAGACCACAGGATGCTATTGTAACACTGATAAAAGGCTTGGGAAGAATCAAGGTCGAAGGAGGAAATGTCACAGGTACTTTGAAAGACCTTGGGCTTGAATCCGTTAACGAAATTGATGCAATGCAGCGTTTAGCAGGTGCAGGTGAACTACTAGAAACTGCATTTAGAAAATCTGGTGAAGCGTGGGCAGAAAATACTGCCTTGTCAGAAGAAGCTCAGAAGCGATATGAAACGTTCCAAAGTAAACTAGCAATCGTCAAGAATAGACTAGCGGATATTGCGGTTGAGTTTGGCGGTCCATTGATGGATGCTGCCGCTGATGTGCTGGATGCCTTAGAGCCTGTTTTTGATTTTTTAGGAAATCTTGCCAAAGGGTTTGCTGATTTGCCAAAACCAATGCAGCAAGTCATTGTGGTTATTGGTAGCATCATTGCTGCACTTGGTCCGTTACTGATCTTTATTGGTCAGATTGCAACGGGTATCGGCTCTATTGCTGGTCTATTCGCACAAGGTGGAGCACTTGCAGGTGTTATACCTTGGATAACAGGGACTTTGTTACCTGCATTGGGAGGAATAGTTTCCGCGATTGTATCGTGGCCTGTATTGATCGGCGCCGCATTAGTAGCTTTGGTGGCAGTTGTCGTCATGCATTGGGATGAGATTGTCGCATGGGTTGGACAAGCTTGGGAAAAGATTAAAGAATTTTTCGCCCCAATCGGGGAATGGTTTGCGGAGAAGTGGGCAAGCGTAAAAGAGGCTACAGTCCAGTTGTGGACAGAGTTAACTACATGGTTATCGGAAACGTGGACATCTTTTATGGAGGGCGCCAAAGTACTATGGGATGGATTAGTTAACATCTTTACATTTGCGTGGCTATTGGTAAAAGAGGCTTTTAACATCGCATGGCTTGCTATTGAAACACCTCTACGATTGGCATGGGAGATATTCTGGGCATTTACTCAGGAATTTTGGACAGGGCTTGCTACATGGTTTTCTCAACTATGGGACACCATCAAAAATGCTATTTCAAGCGTCTGGGATGCTATTAGTGGCTATCTCACTGGTGTTTGGACTGCCATTTCTGGTAAAGCAACTGAAGTTTGGTCTGCTATCAAGAAATGGATGGAAGATACTTGGACAGCCGTTTCTAGCAAGGTCACAGAGGTTTGGAATCAAATCTCAGGATACCTAACTGGTGTATGGACTGCTATTTCTGGTAAAGTTACCGAAATTTGGAATAGCATTAGGTCTAAAATCTCAGAAGCTTGGACTGCTGTATCAAGTACGACTGCTCAAATTTGGAGCAATATAAGCTCTCAAATTTCTAGTATTTGGAATGGTATCAAAACAAACATTGCCCAAGTCGTCGATAATGTACGTAATTCGATTGCCAACGGATTTAATGCTGCTAAGAATAGTGCTGTTAATATTTTCAACGGCATACGAGACGCTATTAGTCGTGCCATTAATGGGGCAAAGGATGCTGTCGGAAATGCTATTAGTACCATGAAGAGTTTCTTCAATTTTTCTTGGAGTTTGCCTAAAATCAAGCTTCCACACCTAAGTGTTAGCGGTAGTTTTAGTCTTGCTCCGCCTAGGGTGCCTCACTTCAGTATTGAATGGTACAAATCTGGTGGTATTATGACTGATCCTGTTGCGTTTGGTCGAAACGGAAACAATCTAATGGTTGGAGGAGAAGCTGGACCAGAGGCTATTTTACCGTTAACTGATAAAGTGCTAGGTAAAATTGGTCAAGCCCAAGCGAAGGCAAGTGGCATGGTGGGCAATACTGTCCATGTCACTAACTATGTGACAATGAATGCCACTGTCGATAGTGATTACGGTACAGACCACTTTTTTGATAAGGTGGATAAGTGGATTGCTGACAAGAGCGATATCCGTAATTTCTCTACGGGAGGTGTTGCTTAAGAAGGAAGTGCTGAGAGGATGAATCTGAGCACTTCTAATTTTTTTGAAAGGAGACTTATGCTTAAAACGTTATTAGACGGCTCATTTCCAGACAGTCTGAGGTGTTGTTTAGCGGCAAGACCTGTGATTCCTAGCCCAGAAATGGAGTATGAAGATATTGTCATTCCAGGTAGAGATGGTTCGTTGACAAGGGAGCTAGGGTATAAGAATATTTCGATTGAATGTGAATACAATATGCTGGAAGAGGTCAATATCAAGAGTCTCGTAAGGACTGTCAAGGGGTTCTTTGTTGGGAAAAAGACTTTGCGTTTTTCGGATGATGATGTGTATTACAAAATCAAAAAAATCCAGTTTTCAGACATCGAGAATGAGGTGGCAGAGTATGGTCGGTTCACAGTTACGTTTGAGTGTGATCCGTTTCAATATGCTTTGAATAGTAGTGTTTCATTGGTAAATGGTCAATCTTTTCAAAATATGGGGACTTATCGTTCCAAGCCTTATCTGAAGGTATTTGGTTCTGGTACGTTGACGGTGAATGGCAAGTCCATTATTTTGCGTGATGTTGGTGACTACATTGAACTTGATAGCGATTTACAGAATGCTTATAGAGGGAATGTAGATATGAATCGAAATATGGTTGGAGAATTTCCCGAATTTGTGCCTGGTACTAATCGGGTGTCCTGGTCAGGAAATATCACTAAGGTTATTTGTGAAGGGAGGTGGCGGTATATATGATTTGTTTGTATGCGGCTGAGGAAAGTCTTTTTGAACATAATGGATTAGGGATATTAGATAATGACTTGAAAAAGTGTCATGTTGAAGAGTTGATAAACAATCTGTATACTTTGACAGCTCAATATCCACTTTGGGCAAAATTTGGCAAGTTGATTCGCAATGGGATGATTATCAAGGCTCCCACTCCAAATGGTGACCAGTTGTTTCGAATTTACCAGTCTAAGCCGTCAATGGGAATGCTAGAAATACATGCTTTTCATATTTTCTATGACCTAGCTTTCAACTTTGTAGAGGATACCAATATTGTATCTAAGAGTGGTCAAGCATGGTTGCAACAATTGTCTCAGAATACACAGTACAGTCATCCATTTACTTTCTTTAGTGATATTTCCAAGGTGGCAGGGTCTAGGGTAGTTCGTAAGAACTGTGTGGAGATTTTGTTGAATACGTCGTTGGATAATTCCTTTGTCAATCGGTTTGGCGGTGAGATTCTTCGTGACAATTTTAAGGTCTATTTTAATCGAGCAATTGGAGAAAATAGAGGTTTTAAAATCCGTCACAAGAAGAACCTCAAAGGCTATACTGCTAACATTGATGACAAATCGGTCATCACTCGGATCATGCCTATTGGTTTTGACGGACTTTTGTTGCCAGAAAAATATGTGGACAGCCCTCGGATTCGTGACTATCCTTTCCCAAGAATTGGTAAAGTTGAGGTTGATGTAAAGGCGGCAGTTGGTGAAAATGCAGATGCAAAAGATGCTGTTCCTCTGAATGAAGCCTATACCAAAATGCGTACCTTAATCAAAGAGCAATTTGGCGTTATTGATGTTCCTACCTGTTCCTATGAGGTTGACTTTGTTGAATTGTCAAAAACTAAGGAATATGCTGATTTCCAAAACCTTGAAACTGTTCGAATCGGCGATACGGTAACGGTCAGTCATGATGAGGATGGGTTCTATGTAGAAGCTAAGGTAATCCGTTATGAGTATGACAGTTTGGCAGGTAGCTTGTTGAGGATTGAGGCTGGACAGTTTGAGTCTAGAAGTAGTAACAACTCTATCAACCAACAGAGAAGTATTGAGCAACAACTCGAAGATGTAAAGATAGAAACTAGCAACATGGTTCAGGTCGCTGCAAACGGAAAGAACACGATTTATCGTGGAATCGACAGACCGGCAAATGCTAATGTCGGTGATTTGTGGTATGAACCTCTTGAAAATTCTGTCGTATTGAAGCAATGGTCCGGTGTGGATTGGGAATTGATTCCAATCAGTGACCAAAATTTAGGGAACGTCAATGTTAATAATCTGAGTGGTAATCATATCGATGTTCGGCGTTTTCGTATTTCCTCTGGGGATAGGGATATTTTGTATGTCAATGAGGTTGGCGAAGTTATATTAAACGCTAAGCGGGTTCAGATTGATTTTACGGACGTTGCTACTAAAGATGATTTGAAGAAAATTGAATTGACTCCTGGGCCCAAAGGCGAAAAAGGAGAACCTGGGCAAAGAGGGGAAGATGGGCGAACTCCGTACATTCATCGGGCTTATTCTGATAATGCAGACGGTACAGGTCTGACCACGTCTGATAATGGTCAGAGGTACATTGGACACTATTCGGACTATACCCAAGCTGATAGTACGGATAAGACAAAATATAAATGGGCTGACCGGTGGGCGAAGATTGAGGTAGGCGGACGGAATATTTTACGGAATGCAACTTTCTCGAATCCGAAAGAGCGCTCTGAGACATTTACGGTCGGAGGGACTACCTACAAGAACATAGAGATTCCTAATTGGAGTCGTATGTACAACAGTGGAATCCCTAATCCAACAATATCTTATCATGCATTTTATCGTGAGTCGTTTAATGGTACTGGACCAGTTATTGAATTTAATGAGTCAAATGGTCAGCGAAACTGGAAGGCACTTAACCAAACATTGCAAGCAAGCGATCTTAGAGTGGGTAAATATACTTTCTCTGCAGACATTTTTGCTACTGGTGTTGGTACTAAAATTCAGTTTGGTATTTACTACTACAATAAGGCTGGCCAGCGAGATTTCCATTCTGGGAAAACGACAATCAATATATCTACGATTAACAAGTGGCACAGAGTATCTGGAAATCTAAAATTAAATGATGATATTGATTTTACAAAAGAAATAAGGTTTTATATCTATGCCTTTGAGTTTACTACAAATTCCATCCTATATTTGACAAAGCCACAACTAGAGGAAGGGACGGTTGCGACAACGTTTGGCGAAGCGCAGGCTGATGTTGACAAACGTATCGACGCCAAAGCGGACCAAGCATTGACCCAAGAGCAACTCAATGCTCTCAATGAAAAGAATGGCCTTATGCAAGCAGAGTTAGAAGCTAAGGCTAGTCTTGCAACAGTTACACAGTGGTTTGATGCTTACCAAAACTTTGTCAAAGCTAATGAAGCTGACAAAGCTCAAGCTGAACAGGATCTGGTTGTTGCAACTCAGAGAATACTCGCTGTTGAGAATAATCTTTCCAATATGTCTGAACGTTGGAACTTCATTGATACGTACATGAGTGTTCAAAATGAGGGTTTAGTTGTTGGTAAAAATGATGGAAGCTCGTCAGCTATATTTTCCGATGATAGAATATCATTCATTTCTGCAGGTAAAGAAGTGGCTTATTTCTCTGCAGGAGCTTTGCAGGTTGACAATGGAGTGTTCACTACGACTATTCAAATTGGTCGATTTAGAGAAGAACAGTACCATAACAATCCAGACATCAATGTTAAACGATACGTAGGAGGATAGGATGGCTAGATATTCTAACACAAGCAACAGCTTACATTTGAATGTGTATATTGACCAAGCTAAGCAGAGCATTCCGTCTAATAGCTCAACGGTTAACTGGCGTGTAACGGTCTCTAGAACTGGCAATTACTACACATATAACCAATCAGGCGACTCAACACTTGTTGTAACAATAGATGGAGTGCAAGTTCATTCTTCGAATCCGCGCTGGGCTACAAGTGGAGAAGAAGTACAGTTAGCCAGTGGCAGTCGTACAATTAGTCACAATGCCGATGGCTCGAAAAAGGTTTCTATTTCAGCCGATTTCAATCCGAATAACGGCATACACGGAAGAATAATTACTAGCGGAATTTTGGGACTGACAACAATCCCACGTTCCAGCTCTGTAAGCGTCGGTTCTGGTGTTATTGGTAGTGCACTTACTATCAACATCAACCGTCAAAGCTCCAGTTTTAAACATACTGTTAGATATGCGTGGGGCAATAAACAAGGAACAATCGCAACCAATGTAGATACGTCTACAACTTGGACTATCCCACTTGATTTTGCGAATGATATTCCAAACGCGACAAGTGGCACAGGGACAATCTTTGTTGATACATACTCTGGTAGTACCAAGACAGGAACACAGTCAACTACCTTCACAGCAAGCGTTCCAGATAGTATCAAGCCCAGTTTGACTGGTTTCACACTGATAGACGGAAATACTGCCGCTAGGACGCTGATTCCAGGAGAACAACAGTTTGTACAAATCGTTTCGAATATCGCTGTACATTTCGGACAAGCTACAGGTGCATACGGCTCGACAATCACAAGCTATCACGCAGAGATAGTCGGCAAGAACCAGTCTACTAGTCAAAATGGTGGTAGCTTAGGAATTATGAACTATCATGGTCAGGTTACTATACGAGCAAGGGTGACAGACAGTCGTGGGCGAACGAGCAACACGATAGAGCGAACTGTGACAGTATTGGAATATTTTGCACCAGCTTTCAACTATAGCGTGGAACGTTCAGGAGCGACATCGAGTACATTCTCTATTCTCAGAAACGCTCGTATAGCTCCGCTGACAGTAGGTGGTAGCCAGCGAAACACAATGACTTTAACTTTTCGTGTAGCTCCAGCAGATAGCAATAATTACACGACAGACAACGGTCCGGCATCTGGTACTTTTACGACCTTGGCGAGCCTGACAAATTCACTGGCCAATCTATCAGGTACTTATTCTTCTGATAAGTCGTGGGATGTCATAGGAATACTTGAAGACAAGTTCACTCGTTCGGAGTTTAAAATCAAAGTTTCGACCGAAGCGGTAGTATTCAGCTACGAGAAGGGCAACCGCTTTGCGGTTGGTAAAATCGTAGATACTAACCTACCCAAGGGGTCTATAGAGTCAACTGGTGGATATTATCTGAATGGTAAGCCAATCCAGCAACATCAATTGACAAATGTCGAAGGTAATACTATTTACGCTTACAATACGGATGTCAATACTCATGTTAACAATGGTACACGCTGGATAAATCCAGGCTGTGCAAACAGTCCTTTTCCTTCGCAATATGGCTGGATCGAAACGTGTAGAGCTACAACCGATATATTTCAGATTGCAAAATCTTGGTATGGCGGGTGGAAAGTGTACAGGCGGCATGCAATAGGTTATAGAGCGTCAGATGGTTCGGCTAATTGGAACGAATGGGTCGAGATAACTCCCCAAACCAACCATCCAATGCTGCAAGAGAAACCACTAAAGACATTGACGATGGGATTTCCGTATAGCATGAAAGCCAATCTTGTTCGTAAGGGGGATGTAGTAACAATCAGTCTCATTCGGAATATATATTCCGTGGATTCTTTCGAACATGCAGTCATGCAGGAAAAGATACCAGCTGGATATAGACCTGTTGTCGATGTTCATATGACTGTAAATACAAATGTGTCTCAGTTCACCAAAAGTCCAAATATCTTGCATTTCGCACCAGACGGAACCATTAGGATGACGAGCAATACGGTCGGTAGACATGTAATGACTGGCACGATTACATACATCACTAATGACCCATATCCAAGTTAGAAAGGAATAGTTATGAGGTTAAAATTTGGAAACAAATCGTTGGAATATACGCAAGGGGAACATCCGAAAACTAGAGTATTACTTATCAATGATGAAGGAGCTATGTATCCCATCTATTTTGATAAGGAAGCTATTGATAAGTCGGATGCAGAACTGTTTGAGTTAGCACTCGAAAAAATCTATCAGGATAATTTCCCAAACAGAGCAGAAGATGAAAAATTCAATGAAATTGGTAAACGTCTTGCTAAGATTGATGATATTACCGAAGAAGCTACGACAAATCTAGAAAAAGTAAAAGAACAAGTAACAATGTCCGTATCATCCCGTGCGGCATTCTTACAAATCGTTATGACCTTGTACGGGAAGGGACTGCTTACAGATGAAGATTTACTGCAAACTGGTCTTTTTGATGATGAAAATGACGAAGAGACCTTGGAAACTATTTAAAAATAAAGATTGGAGACTTGACATGATGATCAAACTTTACGCAATGGAAATTTTCGAAGGACGTATCAAATTTAAGGAATTGGTATTCTCGGATCTTATCAAAAACAAAATTAAAGCTCAACTTGCACGAATGGTTGAGGACGAAGAACTTTTGGCCGAACTACTTGGAGAGGGGTAATCTATGCATATCAGACCAGAACATGTATATGCGTTAGTTGGGTTTATATCTACGGTAGTTGGATTGTGGACTAATTTCTCAGTCAAGATGACAAAACAAGAGAATCGCATTACTGTGTTGGAGAAGGATATCGAAAACCTCAAAGAATTCAAGGAAAGTGCTAATCGTCGACTGGATAGTCACGATGAACAAAACAAGGCAATCTTAGTTCTTGCCGAACAGGTTAAAAGTATGGGTGAAGATATCCGAGAGCTAAAACGTGTCATTATGAAAGAAGGGTAATAAATATGAAAATTAACTGGGGCGTACGTTTACGCAATAAAACTTTTTGGTGGACACTAGTACCGTTATTGGTACTTTTGTCTCAACAACTGGGCTTTAATTGGGTCCCTGAAAATTGGGAATCAACCTTTACGACGATTATGTCTATCTTGACTGTTGTGGGTATCATCAATGACCCGACAACTGCAGGAGTATCAGATAGCAAGCAGGCTCTTGACTATTACGAGCCAAAGGCAGACAAACGATGAGGATATTAAAGACAACATTTTGTGTGTTGGCGCTGATTATTTTGGCGCCAATTGCATTTCTACTTGTACCAATTTTGGAGGTATTAGATGACAATCAATCTTGAAACATCCATTCGTTGGATGAGCGACCGTGTCGGCAAGGTCACTTACTCAATGGACTATCGTAACGGTCCAAATAGTTATGACTGCTCTAGTGCTGTATATTATGCGCTAATGGCGGGTGGTGCAATTTCTGCAGGCTGGGCGGTCAACACTGAGTATATGCATGACTGGTTGATACGTAACGGATATGTTTTGGTTGCTGAAAATAAACCATTTAACGCTCAAAGACATGACGTTTGTATTTTGGGTAAACGTGGCTATTCGAGCGGAGCAGACGGTCACATCGTTATCTTTGTGGATAATGTTAATGTGATACATTGTAACTATGCACGTAACGGAATTACAATTGATAATTATAATCAAGTGCATCGTGGTATGTATTACTATCTATATCGCCCAGCAAATCAGCCCAGCACCTCCAGCAAATCACTGGAACAGCTTGTTAAGGAGACTTTGGCTGGGGTGCATGGTAACGGAGATGCCCGCAAAGCAAGTTTGGGCAATCAATATGAGCCTGTCATGGCAGTCATTAATGGCAAAGCTACGGCAAGTGAGAAGACTGATGAGGAGCTTGCTAGGGAGGTCTTAGCAGGTAAGCATGGGGCTGGAGAGGACCGAAAACGGTCACTAGGACCACGCTATGAGCCTGTTCAAGCCATAGTCAATAAATTGCTCAAAGCTAAAGAAAAACCGTCTGAGACGGTCAAAAATGAACCACAGACGGTGCAATTCAAAGAGGATGGTGATTTGTCGTTCAATGGTGTCGTCCTGAAGAAAGCCGTGCTAGATAAGATTCTTGCTAACTGTAAGGAACACAATATCCTGCCTAGCTACGCTATTACCGTTCTACACTTTGAGGGGCTTTGGGGTACCTCAGCTGTAGGTAAGGCAGACAACAACTGGGGAGGCATGACATGGACTGGTAAAGGAGAGCGTCCAAGTGGTGTGACTGTCATCCAAGGAACAGCAAGACCAGCTAATGAGGGTGGACATTATATGCACTATGCCTCTGTAGATGACTTCCTGACAGACTGGTTCTATCTTTTGAGGGCTGGTGGCTCTTACAAGGTCAGCGGGGCCAAGACATTCTCTGAAGCAGTCAAAGGCATGTTTAAGACAGGCGGTGCAGTCTATGACTACGCTGCTACAGGCTATGATAATTACCTGATAGGGATGTCAAGCCGTCTGAAAGCTATCGAGTCGGAAAACGGGTCGCTTGCTAAGTACGACCAACAGACCGTCACAGATGTCGCTAAGACTGATAAAATAGAAGTAGCGATAGAAGGTATTGAAGTCACAATCAACGGCACACGCTATAAACTTACAAAAGAGCCTATTTGATTTTAACCCAGCGGTCTGCTGGGCTTTTTTGTTGCCCGAATTTCAAAAAAATAGCGTTTTTTCAAAATTCGATAGCAAAATACTTGCCTTTATCACGGACATTTCCCAAAATTTCCGTTTTTGCGGACACAAAAAAGACCCTATTTTTTAGGGTCTCTGTAACCATATTTCTTTCCATGCAAACTATTGTAGTATTCTGTTATTTTTATTGCTTTATCAAAAGACATGCTGCCAATGTCAGTCCGACCTTTGACGTAATTTGCCAAAGTTTGCTCTGATATGCCCGTAGCTTGTGCAATTTGATAGCGTGAATGTGTCTGGAAGAAGTTCATCATTTCTTCCTTGGATAATACTTGGATCATAGATACTCCCTATTTGAAAACCAACCAGAGTAGCAATGCAATAAGCAATGACCACACCAAGAAGGCTTTCCAGTCAAAATCATGTTTGTTTACTTTGTATTTTACTTTCATAGCATTTTTTGATAATATTTAAGTACACCCCCGAGGGGGTGGATAGTGATTACTCACTATCCAATTCGAAGTGCCATTCGAGTGTTAGAATGATAAGATTGAGTTTGACGACTACTTTATTATTCTTTATCTTGATTGGCTTTTTTAAGTACCTAAACAT